TAAAATGGGGGTTAGATGTAGCCTGCTTTGTATTTAGCAAAGCACTTGCATACAAACAAAAATCTATAGCCGAAGCTATTTCGCACGAATCGGGGCATACGTTAGGATTGTATCATCAAATAAAATGCGATAGTACAACCTATATAGCGCCGTATAATTCAGGCATCGGCACAGGCTCAACATCAAGTGCGCCTATAATGGGAAATTCGAACGCAAGGATTGGTTATTGGTGGGTGGGTGCTAATTCTTTCGGTTGCACAACTATACAAAATGATAGTTTAATAATTAGAAATTTGGTAGGTTATGGAAATTAAAAAGGATAAAGAAATGCACTTTTGGGCAGGAGTATCAGTTAGCATTGCTGCCCTTGTGTTGTTCAAAGCTGTTGAGGTACAGCATTGTTGGCTGTGGGTACTGACGGCTGTAGTTACGGCTGCCATTGGTAAGGAAGTTAAGGATTTAATGGATTACGGCAAATTTGACTGGAGGGATGCGGTTTATACAATCGTGGGCGGATTGTCCGGAGTTTTACTCTCGTTCTTTTAAAACGAGTAAATATTACCTTTTAATATTCTTTTGAAATGAAAAATATTCTTTTAATTATCGGTTTATTTTCGATTATTGGCTGCGCTAATCCCAAGAAGTTGCACAAGATGATGGATAAACTGCCGGAAGCAACTGCTAAGGAGTGCGACCAAAGGTTTCCAATTAAGGAAACTACTGATACATTAACCGTTACAGATACAGCATTGGTTAAAGCTTACGAGGAGGAATATCTTCGTGTTCTGTTAATGCTTAACGACCTGATGAATAAGGGTTGCGACACGATAGTCAGGGAGAAGATTAAAGAAGTAGTCAAAACGTTGCCTGCAAAAACAAATACTAAAGTTGTAGTGAGAACGCAGGAAAGTACAGCTAAGTTAGAGGTATTAAAGAATGACTGCGAGAAAACAATCAAAAGTTTGTCGCAAATTAATACGAAAATTGTTGCAGATTTACAGAAATTGGAACTAAAAAATGAGAAGCTGAAAACCCGTAACAGGTGGATGTGGTTTGTTATTGTCTGTCTTACCATCTTTGCCTTCCGTCGTCAAATCGCAAAATTAATAATATGATAAACGAAAACAATTTCGACATGTGGATTGCGATAGCTTTCTGCTTTTTTCCTGTTATCTTTCTTTTGATTCTAGCTTACAAGTCGTCTAAGTCAGGTAGCATGGTAAAACAGCATAAGCCTGGCACAGCTCCGCATCTTTACGAATGGGTAAAGTCTGACATTAACGTTCCAATAAACAAAACAGGATGGTTTCAGTTTGCTATTGTATGGCTGATACTTGGAAGTTTGTTTTTCTTCGGTGCATTATGGCCGGACCATCATGACATTTGGTTTGAACCAGTATCTAAATGACGTTTATTTACTGCATATTTGCGGCTATAATCTCCGCACTAATTGAGGCTTTAAGGATTAAGCTGTCAAAGGGTAAGGTAGATAACATAAACAAACTTTGGACATATACAATAGGCTTCTGTATGTTTGGGGTTTGTTTGGCTTTAAGCGTAGGGTATTACGATGAGATATGGCCACTTGATGTAATGTGTTATATGATACACTTCGCATCCGTAAGAGGGGTAATATACGACCCATTGCTTAATTTGTTAAGAGGTTTATCAGTAGGCTACACATCGAAGTCAACTAACAGCATAATAGATAGAGCAGTAGGAAACAGAGTCAATTTCTGGGTATTAAGAATTATTTATTTAGCAATTGCTTTAATATCTGGATTTATATGGATAACTTTACTACGCAAGGCGCAAGGGACTTATTAATACTACTTGTGTTTTGGGCTGTAATGATGCTCATAAATCTGCTAAAAGATAAGCGTAAATGAGAAAGATTGACTATATCGTAATTCATTGCACTGCTACTCCGCAGACTACCAAGATACAGTCTATACGTAATTACTGGAAGAATATACTGAAGTGGAAGAGTGTAGGGTATCATTTCATAGTAGAGGCTAATGGGAAGGTAACGCAGTTGTCTGATATTGCTAACCCTACTAATGGAGTGGCTGGATACAATACAAAGTCAATCCATATCTCCTACATAGGAGGCGTAGACAAGGATGGTAAGCCGGTAGATAACAGAACAGACGAGCAGAAGAAGGCTTTACTTGATACAATTAAGAAGGTCAGAAACGAGATAGTGTTAAAACAGAGATTCTTCCCCATCATCCAAGGTCATACCGATTTCCCAGGTGTATCTAAGGCGTGTCCTTGTTTTGATGCTAAAGAAGAGTATAAAGATATTTGAAGATAATGTCTCCTAAGTACACGGAGTCGTAGTTCCTCTTTTGCCTATTATAATAGGTTGCCATAAGAGCCAGAACGTAAGCTGGATAGGTCAATAACGCCTACTGACACGCAAAAGTTATGGAAAGTCTCTTGGCGTAAGTGGGAATGAATACCACCTTGGGATAGCGCCCCTGATTGGTCAGGGAGATATGGGTTCGAGTCCCATAGAGGCTTCAAAAATAAACAATGGGAAAACTAACCATCAAGGGACAGCTGGCAATAGATTATTGCAAGGCTAACCAAAAACTACCAGACCTTACGCTAGCTAAGAAGATGTACGAGGAGAATAAAGGTGTCTTCAGTAGCATAGAAGATGCAAGGAATAAAATAAGACACTTTAGAGGCCATAAAGGAAAAAATAAAAGAATCTCTGAATTAGTTCAAGAGACTCTGAAGCCACTCACCTACAATACAAACAACTATAAACCATTCAAGGAAGAGATAGAGACAGGAGCTAAGATACTGATACTTGACATTGAAACAGCACCTATAAGAGCTAAAGTGTGGGGGATATGGAATCAGAATATATCAATAGACCAAATAGAAAGCGATTGGTTTATCCTTACCTGGGCTGCTAAATGGCTGTTTGAAGAGAAGACCTATTCTGCTGCATTGACAGCTAAAGAAGCTGTTGCACAGGATGACAGCAGGATAATGAAAGGGATATGGGAGATGCTAAATGAGGCCGACATTGTTGTTGCTCACAACGGAGATAAGTTTGACTTACCTAAGCTGAATACAAGGTTCTTGCTTAACAAGATGAACCCTCCATTACCTTATCAGTCCATAGATACTTTAAAGCATATAAAGAGAAACTTCGCTTTCACTTCTAATAAGTTAGAGTTCGTAAACAGAATGTTAGGTCTGCCGAGGAAGTCTAAGCATGATGGTTTTGAACTATGGAGCAAGTGTTATGCCGGGGATGAAGAAGCATTAAAGAAAATGCTGGATTATAACGTAAACGATGTTGTAATCCTGGAGGAGACTTATCTTAGGTTAAGACCCTGGATTAAGCCTCATCCTAATACAGCACTCTTTATCCTTGACGAGCATGAGTACAGATGCCCTACGTGCGGTAGCAATAAGCTGGAAGATGAGGGTAAGAAGTATTACACTACGGTAAATGCTTACAGCCAATTCCGATGCACTAATTGTGGAGCTATTGGAAGGAAGCGTACATCTGATTTAAACATCAAGGAAAGAAGGCATATATTATCAAGCTCACCAAAATAAGCTATTATGGAACGTGATAGTGAAGAACAATTGGAAATCAATGAATGGGGGCTCAATGAGGAGATAGACCTGTTCTACAATGCCAATATGGTAGCCAATGAGACTTTATCTAATCTTGAGTCAATGGATGCCATGACGAAGCAGGAGAAGCAGATTAAGCAACGTATAATGGAAAGGTGCATGTATATGCTTGATAAGTCTACTGAATACTTTGTAGAGATGCTGGCTCAGCTTGACGTTATTAAGGATGAGGCTGAATAATAATCTCTAGTATATCTTCTGACTTAGCAGGAAGTCTTACGTAGGATGACTTAATGGAGGATATATACTTTACATTGTCATCAGGAACAGTACCGTTCTGTTTAATCAAATCAAGTAGTACCTTCAGCCAATATCCTGCCTTGTTATCAATATCGAAGGTGTGTTTAGGTGAGTGGTAGATTATCTCTATCTGAATAGGAAACTTCTCCTCTTTGATAACCACTCTTTTGCTAATCTTACTCATAAGGTACAGCTTACACATCTCTACCAGCTTTTTCCTTATTGCCCAATGCACACCTCCGTAAAAGATATTGTTGGTAAGGTAGTATTTCTTCTTACCTATCGTCATGCTGGAAGGTACATCCTCGCATTTGATATGTTGTATTATATCACCCATGAATAAGTTCTGTTATAGGTATGAGTACCATCTTAGATTTGTTTAAGTCTCCTCCTGTTGTCACCTTACCTTCATTGTATAAACGTCTAGCAATGTCCTTTAGTCGGTTAGTTTCAACAAAAAGTGCTATTTTGTTGGGGATAACAAACACCCAATGCCTTGCTTTTGTTACAGCTATTCCGGATGGTTTACCCCATGACTCGTATTCAACAGCTATATTACCTGTTCTGTCTGCTATGAAGTCTGTCTTTACTTCTATGGTGGATAGTTGAAGCATATCATGTACAAGTACCTCACCTTGCTCTCCAGTAGAGAGGTCTAAATCAAAGTCGCTCTTGTAATTCATCGGCTAATGTTTTGTAGTAAGTGTATTCTGCATCGAAGTCTTTCATTGACTTAATCTTTGCACGTAGTCTATTGTGAAGGATAGGAGCTTCCTTTGCATCCCAAAGCCTGCCTGAGTTGTGATTACAGAAGGCGTATATGTCCCACTTTGTAGTCGTTTCTCCACGATTAGTTTCGGGTCTGTGAATTTTAATATTTACAGAAAAGTGGTTATCATCAAGCACAACAGGCATGATTATCTTTACTAATGATGGAGGTAATTTAGTCGTCATAGTATTAGTTTTATTGTCTGAATAATACAAGACGAATATAGTTAGAAAGGGTGATACCATCATTCTTACATTTATCAACAAGTACCTGATATTGTGGCTTATTCAGCCTAATAGATACCGTCATCACTTTATCTTTCTGTGAACTACCTAATCTTTGTCTTGGGTCTTTTCTCTGCTTTGTCATTTCTATACTTTTAGTGGTTAATATGCTGAGCTTCTGTTTTAAGATAAGATAGAACAGAACGTAGGCACTCTATCTCGTAGTGCGACTCTTTAATCATCTGCTCCAATGCTTTAGGGAATATGATTACAAGGCCTACAGAGTCCCTTACAAGTGCCTCAAACTTCTTGGCAGGCATTGCGTCGTGGTCTATTCTGCGCATCTCTATTGCAGTGGCCTTCTCTACCAGGAAATCAAGAGATGCCTTTAACCTACCTACAGATGCGTTATATGCCACTATCTTTTGTAGTCTGCCTATAATCTCTGTTGGGATATGGAAGTCTGTCTTCTCCAGCCTCATCTTACGGTATTCCTCATACTCGCTGATGCACTCCTGCATCTTCTTGTTGTAAGCCTCATTTTCAAATTTGTACATATTGATTTGGTTTAATTATTTAATATCTATTGTCTAATCTGCCGCAGTCTTTACCATCTATAAGTCCGGTATTGTAGGCATAACAGCTATAATCGTGGATGCCTTGATGGAGGGACTTGATTAAGTCCTGCATAGCTGCATTTGTAATTACAAAGTAATTACTGTTACCATTTTCGTCATTAATAGGAGTCGCTGACGATACGACTAACTTTTGGATTTGCTCTTGTGTCATTGTGATTTGGTTTAATTATGATGCAATATACTACATTAGTGTTGAATTGTCAAATATTTTCTTTTCATAACTTAAAAAATTCTTTAATACGCTGCTTGGGTGTCAATTTAACTATTTTAAAATCTTTATTGGCAGCATCCCATCTTACAACAGGATGTTTGGATGCCTTGAATGTGCATATCCGGCAACACCTTACTTTACCTAAGTCTGTTGCTATAAGAAATCTAACAGCTTTACTGAACATAAATAAAGGGTAAGTTATCCTGCACGAATAACATCTTTTATACTTCATTTTCTCTTCTTTAATTGTTCTTTCATGATTTGCGTTTTAATAGTAAGTGATAAATAGATGAGTGGTCTCTGTAACCGAGCCACCTTGCTGCTTGTACCTGACTTGTATGTGGGAATCTTGCAAAGACTTTCTTTACGAACTCGCACCTGGCATCAACCAAAGGTCTTGTTCTAATCTCACCTCTTTCATACGCCCACTTGGGACTATTAGCTCTTAGTTGCTCAAGCGTAATCTTATGATTCTCGCATACCTCCTGAGCTATCTCTACATAGTCCTCATCTTTAGCTGATGTAGCCGGAAGAACAACTTCTCTGTCTACATATATCTGCTTCACAACAGTCTTATGCTTTATAGTAGAGCGATACCTGTCAACAAGCAATAGCACCCTTGACTCTGCTCCATCTGTCCAATCAATGTCCGGGAAATAACTTTTCAGCTCCCTCAAAAAATCCTTGTTCGTCATGTTATTTGTTTTAAAAGTAATTATCTGCTTTCTCTTCATAAGTAGGCAGGAAGTCTCTGTTAAATGGCAGCATACCATGTTCATCTACGAACTCAACACCTCTCTCCATCTTTAATCTAATCGGCTTACCCTTGACAGTAGGCTGACCTCCGGTATCCTTGTTCCTTACCTTGTCTACGCTTATTTCCGTAAACATCCAGTTGTTCTCATCCTTAATCTTCCGATGGAATACGATGAAGTTGTGACACTTATTATACAATGCAACACCACCCTCAACCATCGTAGCATGAGGCATCTTCTGGTTGCCATCATTATCTAGCAGCCTTTGAGCCTCCGTATTAGTATGGGCACTTAGGAACAGCGTAATCTTTGTTCTGTTAGTAAATGCCAGCATATCACTATAGGCTTCGTAGTCATACTGATACTTGCTTTTTGACATGGTTACGTTAGCTTTCAGCGAGTTGTAAGGGTCAATGAATATACCTTTAAGGCTCTTCCTTCTTGACAGCGTTTCAGCAAACCCTAAAAGTTCGCTGTACTCGTATGTCTTATCATTCGTTATCAGGTAGAAGTGGTCATTAATGAATGAGATAGCATACTTTAACCAATGCTCAGGAACCTCTTTTATCTTCCTGCCTAATAGATACTCTATCAGCTTCATCTTAATAGAAGCAGGCGTATTCTCTCCGGTATATACCATCCAGTTCCACCCATGATTTACAGCAGATACAAGCATAAACCAAAGGATACTGGTCGTCTTACCTACGTTAGAGTGTGCTACAAAGGCATAGAACTCGGCTTCCTTGAGCACAAAATACTTGTCCAGCTCATCATACCCAAAGCCTTTACCAGACTCTATAAGCCCCTGCCTGAACCTCCTGATGTAAATCTCATCATCATCCGTATTACTTAGGAACTTAAGCTCGTCATCCGCAGCAGAAATCATATCTACAGCTTCACTAAATGCCTGCTCTGTTTCATGTATCGGCATCAGCATCCCATAAGTAATGCCATCGCTGATAGTCTTTTGAGCTGTATTCAGATTGTCTACGTTTCGCTTGCCTATCTCATGGTACAGAAGCGTCTCCGCCACCTCTCTTTCTACCTTTCCGGCAGCTACGTATCCCCCAAGAAGGACAGATGCTTTTAGAAGTATATTATGCTTCTCCCCATCAGGAGCGCACCTTACCATCTTAGCGGCGACATCAACCTTTCTGTAGTCTGTATTACCCTGACCATTGATGGCAAGTCCTCCTTCGCCAGCAGGCTTAGGCTCATCCTCAACCTGATAGAACGTGCTGCTTCGTGGGTTATAATACATGTCAGGGTCGTATGAAGCAAACAGAATCCTTGACTCATTCCTTGCTGTAGTGTCAAGGAAAGGATACCTTTTAAGCAGAGCTGTATAGTGCCTGCGGTGTGATTTCCCATCTCCTATCTTAATCAGTCCATGACAGCCTTTCCCTGTAGGAGATTTCCATAAGGCATGTATAAATTGGTCTTGTCTAAGTGTTTCGATTATTTCGTCTATGTTGTCAACATCGTCAATGTCGATGGGCACAAGGTGGCTGTGTTTTGACAGACACTCATCCTTACGGCAGGTCTCTACTCCCTTATCGGTTGTTAACTTAATAGTGAACTCGCCAGAGTAAAGTATGCAGGGAAGTGCAAGTTTAAGTTCGTCTTGCTGGTCCGTATGTGCATTTCTAATCGCCTCAACCTTGTCTTTCCATCTGCCATCACGAATGAAGCCAAGCACCTTATCTACCGATTGGATGACCGGATTGGTCGTATCGGTGATGTTCTTGAACAGCGTTACATTTGGCATGCGTGATAGTGAATTAATGCTTTACGATTGCAGACGAAGAAGCCTGCACTAGGCAGGCCTCATATCTGCATTGACTCTGTGGGTTTAGAACGGAAGTCCGTCTTCGTCGGGTTTAGATTGCTTATATGCTGGTTTCTCTGCTGACTTGGTGAATGTTTTACTGCCATCTTGTTTAAATGGCTCAGAGAATGATATGGAAAGGAAGTTTGTACCTTTCTCAGATTTTCTTACCCATGCAGCAAGCTCTACGTCTTTTCCGTTTACCTGGCCTTTACCTTTGTAGTCGGGGGCTTTTTCATTTCCTTTCTTGTCGTTTTGGAATAACGCTGCGCTGTTTGAGTTGTCGTACTTTGACATAAATTTTAATTTGAGTTTTGATAATGGTTTAATAATTGATTGAACGTTTCAAGGGACTTCTTGTCTGGGTTCTTTCGGTGGATATAGAAGTGAATCTTACGGATGGCATGTAGCACCGATGTTCTATTCTTTTGATTGTTCAGCATTTTTACAATGCTGTCTACGTTAAGCATAGATACAGATGTCATCATGTACCAGCACCAATGCCTGGGGCCTACGAAGCTGTTACTCTTGTCGTCATTGTCAAGGTCGTTGTAGTCTACGTTAAATACTGAGCAGCAGGCATCCCTCCATTTGTTGTATTCGCTAACGACGTATTCGTCTATGCGTGGTTTTCTGTAGACTATAAAGCCTTTGGAGGTGAGTTGCGCTGACCAGTGTAGCCCTGTCTTGCCCTTTAATTCTGACAGAACTGCTTCGATGGCGTTACCGATTGTGTACATGTCTGATGATTGATTGTGCTTCTATTACTCTGCTTTCATTAAAACTGAGCACTAAGATACACATTTTATCCCAAACAATGGAATAAAGTTTTTTAAGTCTGTGCTCAAGCATTGGCCGATGTGATGTGTCTACCACAAGGCATACCTGCCCATTGTTAAGCTCCGGCTCACCTATAACTACCGACATCCTGCTGTCCTCGTGTATGAGGTATCCATCTTTGTTAATGTAGAATGTCTCCCCATTCATCTTGAGGTCTTCGGTAAAGAAGTTTGCTGATTGTAAACTTTTGAAGTTCCCAGATGAGAATAGCTCAAGGGCATTGAGTGGTAGCCATTCGGCAGGTACTTTTACTAAATCTTGTTCTTTCTCCATAATAACCAATTTGATATTTTATTTATTAATACAGCCATGTTTACTATAATGACACATAATACGTAGATGAATGTTATTGCGAACCCTATCTTATAGGTAAGGCACACTATCGTCTTAATCATCTCCCCCTCCCTTCTTTGCCCAAGGAGGAAGCGTTAAACTGATTGGCTCAATGCCTGTATAGAACTCGTAGCCTGCTGTGAAGTTGTCGATGTCAAGGCAGAAGTTGAAGTCTGTCATTGATTTATCAAACAGCTTCTTGCCTGCGCTAATGTAGTCATCGGAGGCCTTGAATATTCGACTAAGGAATGGGTAGTTGTTCTCTACCACCAAATAGTAAATAGGCTTGTTGTTTACCCAGTTGTAGATGGCAGCCTGCATGTGGTACTTCATCTTATGGAAGTCTCGCATGATGTCTTCGGCATCTGCCGATGACACAATCTTAATCTCCAGGTTGAAGTCTTTACCTACTCCATCAATGTATCCGCATACAGGTAGCCCCGTTTCATGCGTCATGTCGAATCTTTCCTCTGTTTTCGACAACAACTTAACCATATTGTAGGTATGGCTGTCTTTTAGTGCGGCTACAAGCTCCACCGCCTTCTCGTAGGTGGCAGGAGGAATTGCCGTAAGCCCTTGCTCTGCAATCTTGGTGAGGAATGCCTGATAGTCTTCCTTACCTTGATTGGTGCGCTTGTTGAACTCCGGCTCTACGATAAACTCCTTGTCAAATTCCTGCGGTTCAAGAATTAGCTTGTGGCAGATGGACCCGAATAGCATAGCTTCGGTGGGCTTTTTGTCTGTCGTCAGATACTTGACGTAATGCTTTGGGGAGCGCATGAACTCCTTAAGGGATGAGAATGACAGCGGTCTGTGCTGTAGTAGTTCGCGTGTTACTTGCATAACTGTTTTGTTTTAAGTGAATGAAAAATTATACGTTATCGGGTATAATATAGGTTAGTGATGGATATTTTATACGTTATCGGGTATAAAAATGTCCAGTTTTTTAAGCAATAAACTTGACATTTTTACTCAGCGTATTGAGTAAATCAGAACTTCTTACTGAATGCCTGTCTGAATGAGTCGTGTGTCTTAACGCTGTCGGGTAGCGTCTTAGCCCACTCGATAGCTTCTGCCTTACTGCTCATGCCGGACAGCTTATTTAATGCGTCTTGTAAAGAACTGGAATCTTTGCCATGCGTATTGGTAGCATCCGGGTCTTTGCTATCATCAAGAAGGAATAGTCCCCCAAGTGCATACTTCCTCGCATAGCTTGCCGACGCTCCGAAAGCCTGCGCTATATCCATCCCCTTGCGGTTGGGGTCAATGCCTGCTTGTGCCGTTACAGATACGCTCTCTCCTTCATGTGATAACGTAGCCGTAGATTGTACATACATAATGTCTCCGGCTGTCTTTATCTCATCCGAAATAGTAAGGGTGCATCCTTGCTTCTTAAGGATAGGCTTCAATGCTTCAAGGATGTCCTCGGCATTACGGTAGTGGTACTTGCCGAAGGAATTGAATTGATTCTTTGGAGCTTTCAGCTCGCTTTGAATTGCGATTAACTGTTTCATTTGTATTTGGTTTAGTTGTTAAAAAGATACAGCCCCCTGTTCCCCATTTAAGCACTAATTAGCTTACTAACGATTAGTAATTTAGATTAATAAATAAATCAGGAGGCTGATGATTTATAATATCATTATTGGTTTACCATCTTTATCTCTCAGCTCTGTTATGTTAAGTTCCTTGTCGTAATGCTCTGTGGCATTTCTGTATGCTCTATCGACATCCATTACCATGTGAGCAAAGGTATCAAACTCTTGTCTTTGGAGGAAAGGTCTGTGCTTATTCTTATCGAATCTTTCCTTGTAGAACTCATACAGAATAGCCATCTGGTCGTTCTTTTTGTACATTAAATAGTCTTTCTTTGTCATTGTGTATTGGTTTTTTCTTTTTCAATATTAAATTACCATTGATAGTTAATGTAAGTCTGCCATCAACCTCAATAACGTGTGGCTCTCCTTCGTATCCTACTATATCCTGATTGATGGTGATTTCAGGAGGTCTATTGAAGCTGAGCAACCACCACCATTTATCAAGCAGAAACATTTTAACCCTGTCTGACATTGATGGGTTAGGGTTGCGACTTGTAAAGAATGTTGCTCCATTATTTCTCTTTGCTTGATACATATATTTTTTATTAATTATATTTAATCATGTATCCGAAACATTTTCTGGTAACTATCGGGCAGTCAGGTATCTTCTTTCTTATCCTGCGTATGTGTACGTCTATAGTTCTGTTACTTCCTACGTGGTTATCGTACTTCCATACCTCGCTGATTAGTTCTTCCCTGCTTACTATCCTATTATTGTTTATAAGGTATTTAAACAGCTCGAACTCCATCCTGGTAATCTGATACTTTTCACCATTGTACTCTATTGTCTTATCCTGTTCGTTTACTTTATGTATCATGATTTTTTAGCTGGTGGTTGGTAATTTTCAAATAGAAAGTCAAGCAGGTCTATTGCCCTTGATTTGCTTGGTCTCCTTGACCAATCAGACCATATATCTGACCATCCGGTTGTCTCTAATTTAGATAACTCTTCCCTCCATGCTATTGCCCATGTCTCTACATCGGGGATGACAGCCTTGTTGTCTACTGCGTTTGACTCAACTATTTGAATCATTTGTTCTGCGATATTCATTTTGTTTGGTTTTTAAAAAGTTATCTAATTTACTCCAGTCTATTTCCTTTACGAATGTATTCATTGGCTTGCTCTTTACAGCCTTGGCATGGCGTTTAAGTGATTTACTAAGAAGCCTTTGATAGTATCTTTCAGTTATTTCTTTATATGACATTAGAAATGATTTGCTATGTAATCTTTTACAGCAAGAACCTTGTCATCGCTATCCATATCATCGTAGCTAAGAAGGTTCATAATGTGCCACATCTCCGCTTTTTTACCTGCCGGTATTATACTTCCTGGTACAATCTTAGCGTAGCCAAGTTCTGTATCGAATAGGCATCCGCTTCCCTGCCAGTCGTCTTTTAGTTCGTTCCGGTCTTGTATTGACAGCTCAAATGCTGCACATAGAATCTCCGAGTATGCGTGTGGTATGCTGTTTACTGATATTAGTATCCCTTTCATGTTGTTTTGTTTAGTGGTTAAAAAATCCAGGCAGACGTAGAAACGCCACCTGTTTAGCTTATGGACTAATCAACAATTTTGATTATATTCTTTGAGTTCTAGCACAAGTGCCCAGATGTAACAGGCTGCGCTAAATATGCCGAGTATTAATAATAGTTTACCCATATAGTTTGTTTTAATGCAATATAGTACATAATAATTATTCCTCCAAATTTATTTTGACTTCCTTCTTGGAGGATGGTACTTGTCTATAAGCGTGTCGATGAACTCACCATCCGAGAAGTCCTTATATCTGTACATTATATCGGCCCAAGATTCTTTGTTATGCCTGGTAGATTTTCTTTTAGCTACCCTCATCAGCTTTTTGATTATGCCTTTCATGTGTCGTATTTTTAATATTGAGTGTTTTGTTTCAGTTTTACTCAGGTAAAAAAAAGCCATTTAGGTTGTGTTCGTACTCACCGAAAGCTCTTTTAGTCATCCAATACAGCTCTTTGTACGTAAAGTATCGAACATTAGTGTAATAAAATTCCTTTGATAACTCATCCTTTATACCATCTAAAATGTTAGGGTGGTTTTTATATTCTTTTCCCATCTCTTCCTTTAACTCAGGCTTGAGTCTGTCCCATAAATTTCTCATGTTGATTTGTTTTTGTGATTATTAAAAATTGTTATATTTGCCTATGGCAAAGTCTAAAACTCAACAATACTACGATAAGAACCCGGATGCTAAAAAGCGTAAGCTGGCTTACGATGCCCTCTACAATAAAGACCCGAAGCAACGCAAGTACCGTTCTGAGCTGAATAAAGCTAACAGAAAAGCCGGTACTTACGGAAACGGAGATGACATGGATATGAGCCATACCAAGAGTGGTAAGCTCGTAAAGGAGCATAAGTCGAAGAACCGGGCAAGGCAGGGTGCGAACGGCAAGTCGACCAAAAAAGCGTGAGAGTGAAACCTACCACCCAAACACTTTTTGGTTGTAGCAAGGGTAGCACATCCCTTCATAATACAGCTTGCTGTCTTCGCTTATTTTTTTAGTACCACAGCATACACATCCCTGCTTGTCTTTGTTAATCAGGTAGTCTCTCTGCTGTTCTACCAATGAAGCCTGCTCATACACGTCATACAACTCCTCGTCATCAAGTAGTGATTCAAGGGTATCAATACCTATATCCTGCTTGCTCTGATACACGCAGTCGAGCGTTTCATTGTCGTGATACATATACATATCCTTCCCTACATACTCATACCCGAACATTACAGCGATGCAGTATTCGTATATGTCCTCATCTGTCATCTTAACCAGCTCATCATCGAACGGGAAGCTAATGCCTGCGAACTCATTGTCATCATATAGCTTGTAAGACTTAGGCTCGACATAAGCCTTATCGTAGAAGCTACCATGATTGTAAGGGTTACCATAGTAATCTCTGCCGGAGTATACAGGCTTTGGTGGTGGTGTGTGCGGATACTTCTTGTCGATGCTATATAGTATTTCATACACCATATCCTTGCAATCAAGCACGTCATCTACTACTATAATCTCTTCCGGCTGATGTGGATTGTAGTAACCGCAACTCATGTTAGCACAGCTGATGCCTACGCCAAGTGATGTCAGCTTACCTACGTCAGTGGTAGCACCCTTAGTAAACGTGTACTTGTACCTGCTGATGATGGATGAAATATCATTTTGGAAGTCCTGAGATGATATGTCATTACCATTGATATTGTTGATGAAGTCACCATACCCGCGCCTGTCGCACTGCAAGGCATACGTACAATCGGAGAAGAATGTCAGGTCGGCAATCCCACTGCCTACGCACCCTATCTCCTCATCCCGAAAGAACACTGCCTTGATGCTGTCGAAGTCACGCACAGCAGCCAGTGCAATATAGATGCCTACCTTGTCATCGCCACCGATACCTGTGAAGTTACGCTTGACAGGGTTGTAAGCATAGATGATGCCGTTTGTAGTGTCATATCCTACGGAGTATTCATTGTCAGGTACAATGTCGTGGACAGTATCTGTATGAGCCACCATACATGGGTAGCCATTGGCTTTCGGCTTACCTTTGGTTACATACACATTGCCTTTGTCGATTCTTACATTAGCACCGAATGACTTGGCTAAATTGGTTATCAGTTGTGTCATACGTTCGACTCTGCCGGAGCATGACTGCACCTCAAGGATGCTTTTGAATAAATTGTCTATCATGTTATTTGTTTTAATTGTTAATGATTAAGGTCTTTCTTCTTCTTCCTCTTCTTTATTCTCTGCCATGAACTTGTCGTACTCTTCCTTCGTTACCAATCTACCATCTGGAAGCTCTTGCTCATCACCTTCTTGCATCCATACATCGCTGATTTCACACTGAACGCAGTTGTTTTTGTTGTACCATGTACCATCAATATCAACAGCTACCTCATTTACGTCATCATCGTGTACATATCCATAGTCTTCTACGTGTGTGGCGTCATTAATGTGGATGTCATCGCTGTTGTACTCGCAGTACACAGTCTCATCAACGTGATAATATCTTCCTCTTGACTCTACATATCTGATGTCGTCGTCATCCTCATGGTAGTATATTCCGTTAACATCTACGCTACAATCGCATCTTATATAGTCATTATACGCATCTGAGTAAACAGCATCGTATTCGTCAATATAGCATCCATGCCATTCAGACCATACCTCTCCATCGTGGTCGTCTTCCTCTTCTTCTTCAAATAAGAAGTATCTTTTGTAGTCAGAGTTTCCGCTTTCGTCATCCTTAATGACATCCTTCATCAAGCTGTTAGATATATCACTTGTGTCGTTATCATCTATCCACTTCTTAGCGGCATCAGAAACGAATGTTTTATGCAGAAGTGAGAATGATACCTCCATGTGGAGCAGATAGTTTTCAGCAGGTATCCATCTATCCCCAGGTCTAACACTCGTACTTCTCATCCGGTGTATCTCCGTATCTGTTGCAACAGCACAATTTGTAGCATACCATTGGTCTTCACGCTTGACAGCAAAGAACATAGTATCCATGTATGGTACTTTCCATGACGGGTCGAAGTTGATTGGTACGCTGATGATGAAAGGAGTTACACGCTCGCTACCTTTCATGTCAAATACATTGTGATGGCAGGACTGATAGGATTTGTAGTAGAAATCATGACGCTTGGCATAGTCAATAAGCATGTCTCTGTAGTTGTCCTTGATGCTGTAAACAGTATCCATGTAGTACTCTGCATTGAGCTTCCATAGTAAAGCCCTTGCAAATACCTTATTTGTGTGTGATTTGAGTACCAGCATGGATATAGAATCCTGATTGTCCTCGTATATTCTAAATGCAGGAAGACAGCTTTCGTACCGCATACAACTACTGCCTAGATTACCTACAGTTGCAACGTAGTTATCTTCCAGATAGTAAGCGCCTATCAGCTCTCCCTTTACTACACATAGCGTAGGAGATTCTGCGCCTTCGCCATGCTCATCCCCATGTATAGAGATGACATTCTTTAGTCTGTTGACAGCTTGCTCGATGTCGTGGTCGGTTAGGTCAGATTGTGCCACTTCAGCCATTTTCTTGAGCAGTTTACCTGGCTTTATAAACATACGACCATCATCCGGCCACCTGTCATTATCGTCTCTTTCTTTATCGCTACCTGATTTGTAGTAGCCAAACATAGCACCCCTCAGGTGCACGTTTTCAATACCTTCCAGCGTTACGTCATAGTAACAATTTGCTTTACGCAATAACTCTCTTGTGTTGTAAGTAAACATGTGGTTTTGTTTTAAGTGAATAAAAAGCAGGGCAGATGTACTACCCTGCTGATTTGTGAAAGATATTAGAGCTGTGTGTATCCGAGGTCAATAAGATGTCTCTCCGCATCGCTACCTGCAAATACAGGCACAATACGAACTGCTTTTTGCTTTTTAGTGGGAGATGCAAACCATTGAACACCACCATCTTGTCTGTGAAGGTAGAATCCATGTCCTGCTTCGGCACCAGATGCGGTCTTTTGGATTACTTCTATAAGGCGTGTGTCATTGTAATCGGAGACATCCAGCGTGTCAATAAAGCGTGAGAGTGAGTCCGAGTCAATGTCAAGCACGAAGCCATCAATTGATGTAGCCAGTAGGTCAGGTACTGCTGACAATACGTAGTCCTTTACAGCATCATTGCCGTTGTCATAAATAGCTTTCAGTAAGTCGTTGGAGATAGTTGTCTGTGACATAGTTTTTGTTTTTAAATGTTTGTGAATGTTTTGCCACGTTCTTTAGTCCTTAGAACAGTGCTTAAGACTGCTAGCTTTTGGCAGGTTGCTAGCTACCCTACGTTTACGTTTGCGTTTATTGGTTTCTTCATGCGGAATTGCAACCATCCATACAGAGAAGGCGAGGCATAATACCCCACCTATTATGCAGTTAGGTTGCTCATCAGCATATCCGAATAATACTATTGCTAAGATAAGGAATATGTATTGCATGTACTATATTAATTAAAATAGTATTTCATTATACGCCTGCCGAAGTAGGTGCGTAGTGCTTTCCTTATATCGTGTCCTGTTTCGTACACGTCACGCCCATCCGCATGCTTCTCGTCTCTGTAGTCTGACCATATAATATCAGCGACTACTCTCGATGCTGCTGGTCTGTATTCAGTAGGGAAGTATTGTCCTGTGATGTATTGCAGCTGACCATCCTCATTTATTGTAAGCCTGCCTGATGACCTTTCAAGGTACGCTTTTATCTTATCATCAAGGTTGTTTACTCTCAGACGTGCATGGTTAAGGAGTTCATGGAAGTCTCCCATGTCCTTAGTTATCTCACGCCTTTCGGAGTTGTATGCTTTCCAGTCTCCGTAGTTGTGGAAGTCAAGTCCAGGTCTCTGAGACACGAACTTGCATAGCAGGTTGATTGTACTCATGCGTTTTGTTTTTAGAGTGATTGTTTAATTATGAAAGTAATATATTTGTACATAGTTTCTCCATTCTCGTCGCACGAAGGATATTCAACATCACGCGGCTTACCTCCTAATACAAAATAAGATTCAATTAGCCCTATGTTTTTTACTTTTTGTGTTTTAGGGTAATTTAATCTGCCTTTATATGTCTCAGCAAGTTTATCTGCATAATCATTTGCCTCTTCTAAAGTTTTAAATACTCCTTCGTATCTTGGTATTTCCCAATCGTAATACTCAAACGGCATTTCAAATACTAAATAAATATCCATGTTGTTTTGTTTTATTGGTTAATTAATTCTAGTGGTATCTGTGGTGCATAGCAGTGAACCCAATAGTCTCCATACAAAGCTTCGGCTCTTTCATACCATTCTGTTTCATTACACCATATTGTCCCTTTTACATAGTTGAACCCATCTTTGGCATTGCCATTATCAAATTCCAAGTTTGACAAGAAATCTTGATACTCATCTTCTGTATATCCTTGTCTAAGTTTTAGTGTTTTACTTTTCCCATTAATATTTAGTTCTAACCAAGCACATGAAACTGGACCTATAATTTCTTCTTCAAATTGCTCTCTTGCTGTTTGACCTTGTTGCATACGTTTTTGTTTTTGTTTTATTTGTTTAGTGTTGGCGAAAATGTTTTTTTGTATGTAGTTCCATCGCTCATTGATACCCAGTCGCATTCCATTATCCTACTCTCAATATAATCTACGAACTCATTCCTCAATTTGTAGCTGCTAAGGTCTGCGTCTTTTAGTTTTATTGCTATCTCAGATTCGAGCAAAGCACGTAGGTTAATACCCCATTGTGTTTCTGTGTTCATGTGTTTGTTTTTAGTGTGATTAATTTGCATGGTATCTGTACCATTTGTAAAGTTTTAGGTTTATCGATTAATTCTTATTACTAAGTTTAATGGGATGTCGTATCCTGTTGGGTCAATTACTGGATGCAAATCTCCATCATCCTCATTTGTTACGTATTCTATTGGCAGCCAATCAGAAGTTTCTGGCTTGTCAGACCCGAATGCGCCCCTTACTTTTGCCATCGTTCCGCAGTCAGATAGCATTACTTCAAATCCCCCACAGTTAGAAACTGTATAATATCCATGTGCTTTAAATTCCATTTTATTTAGTTTTAATTTTTGTAAAATAGATTTGTCTAATTTTGTAAAATAAAAAAGCCCGTCAGCTTTACCTGTTACGGGCTATTCACACACAAAACAAACATCACTTTATTACGTTCAAAATGTAAACTGTCTTACTTATTACAAGTATGACATGCACGGTTAGAAATACTCCGGCAAATAATACAGTCACCAGAGTTGTCTTGTCTTCTTTTAATAGTCTTTTCATTGTGTTTAGTTTTTATTGTTTATCGAATGTTGTTCCATTTACTACACTTTTTACCTCCGGTACTAGCCGCTTGATATGGTGTGTAGTACTTGTTACATGAGGACATAAACAGCCCAATGATGATGATAAAGATTAATTGTTTCATTGTGTTTAGATTGATGGGTTATCAATTAGTTTTTTTCTATTTACTCCCCAGCACGCACCTGCGTAAAATAGGTTTGATGCGTCATAAGAGTTTTCTATTTCAATTTCTACATGTACCTGTCCGTCTGTTATTTCATCATCAATAACTTCTACGTTTAGATGATTAGCCATTAAATACAGAAGCATTGATTCGTCAATATACATTTGAATTTTCATGTGTTTAGTTTTTATGATTAGTGAATGGATACAAGTCTAGCACCTGAGCGCATCTTAGGTGCAGCTCCTGAATATTTCTTTGGATGCCATACACCACATCCACCGCCCCCAGCGTTTACATATCTACTACATGATGACATAAATAGTCCGATGATGATAATAATGGTAAGTTTTTTCATTGTGTTTTGTTTATATTTTTTGAAGGAAGGAGATAACAACTAGGCTTATGAATAATACAACAGCCAGTTCGACTCTGCGCTGTAATTCAGCGTCAGTACATTTTTTGTTTTGCATTGCGTTTAGTTTATTGGGTTTAGGTTTGGGTTTGCTAACATCCGGTTGTACATACGTGTACATGCTTCACGTCTGTATTGTTTTACGTCTTCGCCCAGTTCTGTCAGGGCGATTACAATACGCTGATGCGTAGTTACCGGCTTTTGATTAGACCGTCTTACTCTGCCATTTTTAGCTGAGCATACTTTTACATAATTGGTTTTCATGTTTGTTTTGTTTAGTGGTGAATAAATAGGGGAAAGCCAGGAATCGAACCTGGACACACGTACCGCCCACACTTTGCACTTTCCCTTGAGAGTTTATAAAAACAATATATTTGTAAACTTTGCACAATTAACCCTTTGTTTAACATCAGGGCGAGTATAGCCATAACAGTTCTGTTTTGCTAATTATGTTAAGTTAATATTGTTGGTTTGTTTGCACGCTTATTAATTATCTTTTTATGTCGCAATTTCCCCGTTCCCATGCGACATGCTTAGACCTTGTCCAATGCCATAAGCCATGTATACAGGTCGGCCCGTATACACGTGTATGTTTTTCTATCCATTGGCTACGAATAAAGAAACGAATAAATTAAATTTACTTTGCCTTAGACTTAGCGCACTTATTTAAGGTGCGGGTCGACGTTCGGTCTTACTTTCCGCAATAATATAGATATATTTTTGCCGTTCGTTTGGTCGGTTAAATTGGATGGCTAAAAATAGCCGGAAAAATAACCTATCTTTATATCAATAACCGGATATGGTTACAATACAAAATAATTTCCGTTATGTCAAAGAACTGAAGATAACATTGACATATCTTTGCCCGTTTCAACACTGTTGAAAGCTACATGAGGAAATTCACTGAATTTTTTACCCTCATATATGGCTATTTTTTGCCTATGTTTGTCGACTATCTTCGTTTGTTGTCGACATATCGCACCCATAGACAAGCAAAATTTTGTCCGTACGTTTTTACGTATATGGGTGTAAATTGTCTTATTCTATATCTAATAATATAGAATCGTTTATTTGCTTTTTAGCCTCATTTCTGTAGTAACGGGCAACAACAGACAACAGACGGGCAAATGTCCAACCGTTTGCGGTGTTTGAATAATCTTCGGACATCGTAAGGAATGGTAAAAAATCCCGATATTTTAACGTCTGAATGTTTGAAAGGGTGATATTTGTGCCCGTTTCTTTGCTTAGTTTATCCGCGTATGTTTGCCCGTACTTTTGAAGCTCCTTGAAATGATAAGATAACGTCTTTTGTTCATCTTTGCGCTCCTTTATGGCATCTTTACGAGCTTCGTTCGTTTCTTTGCGTAGTAATTTTTTTGCATCCCTTTCCTGTTTGGCTTCTAGTCCCTTGCCTGACATGTTAGAGTTTTTGCCTGTCAGATTAATTACTGTTTTCGTTTCTTTTGTTCCTGGTAACTGTGTACCTGGTGTGGCATTGTTTTGTGTGTTCATTGTTTTGTGTTTTGAGTGAATAAATAAAGAACAATACAAATGTACTACAAATAAAACTATATTTCCAAATAAAAATTACCAATTGTTGAAAATTTAGAAAACATCTAATTTAAAGCTGATTTATTAGAAAATATCTAAATGCTGTTTATAAGGCATTGAATAATATCTAATAAGAAAAGGAAAGGCAAACCAAAGAAAACACACCTATATTAAAACAGATGAATTAACACAATATCCCGTGACATTTAAAACTATCTAATCACATCACATAAAAAATTAGTTACATGATGCAATAAAAAAAAGTTAGTGGAAATTTAGCGAATAAGGAAAGTAAAGGAAAGGAGGTAGGGGAAAGCACATCATCCCGACATAACATAACTACATAATAATATATACAAATATAAAAAGTTAGTTAACCTTATGACAGAAAAATAAAAGTAAGGAAGCAAACGACTAACGGAGTCGCACAAACGAAAACGGAGGGTACTCAGTAGCAGCAATCGACTTCCCCCGGGTCGGGACCATACGAGGGGGAGGGGGGAACCCTCAGCCTTTATGTATTTCAGATAACCCTCAGCATTCATACATTATAACTAAACTCAATCAATCAGTATATTAACAGCTAATCTGTTAGGTATCTAATTAAGTACTAAATATATAGTGCGAGCGTCATGTGGTGTGGGATTGGGATAGCGAGCATTGTTACTTACAAGAGTCAAGAGTCCCCTTAAGTGCGGGATGAATTTCGCTTACATTAGTTTAAGATTTATGCCTTAGACCGTACGTTGCCACCGTAGTGGTACACCTTCGTAACAGCCCTGTGTTCCTGTAACCTTACTCATCTGGTTAACAGCTGTTACCTCTAAGGGTCTTTATGTTCTTAAACCATTTGCTACGCTATCGGGGACACATTGCTGTCTATGGTGACAGCTACTACCCGACTTCTGGGCTTAGGATTGATAGGGTAAACCTCTATCTCTGTTAAGCCGTAACTACTTTGAGGAGTAGTGCGTATGTCTGGACTTGTTCCTAGACTACTTCAAAGTTATGGTATACAGATAAAATAAAAAAATAATTTATTTTGTTTTTTTGCAACGATGTTGTAAATTTGAGGTATTCTTAAACCATTCCCGACTTGTGTCTACTTGTTGGGCTTTTTTTAAAGTGTTTATATTATTGGGTACTAATAACAGCTAATAAGCTTACATTTACAAAAATATTTGTAATGAAGAAAGTTTTAATGTCTTTGGCTATGCTGTTAGGTGTTACTTGCGCCTACGCCCAGCCATCATATTCTGTTCCCTTTACAGGAGCAGATACCCTCACCAATGCAGATACGGTTATAGTAAATCTTACCCTCTCCAATATATTGGATGGTGTTATTTTACAGCCTGTACTTACCCGTGTGTCGGGTACTGCTGCCGGCAGAGTAGTACTTACTCAAAGCATTAATGGGGTGAATTTCATCAGAACCGATAGTATTTCTTTGTCTAATGTGGTGACTAATACAGCATTTATCAGTAAGGCTGGTCCGGTAGCTCCCTACTACAGAATAGAGTTTATCAGCTCAGGAACTACTGTTCTTGTTCCACAATTATGGTACTTTCAAAGAAAAAATAAGTAATAACAAATAAACAAATAAACAATGGCAGTTATATTAAAGCCTAGAAGTAATAAGCAGGGTATCGTAGATACTTCTGCTGACCTCGTTAAAATAGAGGGCAGAGAGAATTATACAGTACTCGTAAAAGACCTGGGATTGTTTGAGTGGGTTCCAACTGGTACTGTTGACAGCACAAATATCTTCGCAGGTAAGAACGGATACTGGAGTTTAATAATAAAAGATGCGTCAACCGTATCAGCTAATAGTTTTAAACTATACGCTTTTTCCATGACATATAATGGGACAACAATTACAAACACTGTTCATGCTAATGAATTAGGAGGAGCAATTACTTGGACTAAAGTTTCAGCTGGATTACTTAGCGGCACAGGCACAGGATTATTTCCTTCTGGAAAAGTTCCAAATCAAAAAAAGTTTATTTATGATACAGGAACTGATTCATACTGGTTTATTATTTCTAGACAATCTGATAATGAAATAAGACTTCAGATATTTATGAATGATACACCAGGTTTAGACCTTTCATTTACTAATGAATATTTTGAAGTAAAAGTATTTAACTAATAAAACAATAAACAATGGCAGTACAATTAAAACCTCGTTCTAACAAGCAAGGACTTGTGGACACAACAGCTGACCTCGCTGCAATAGATGGTCGTGAAAATTATACCGTTCTAGTAAAAGACTATGGAATTTTTGAATGGAATGGTACAGGAACAGCTAACAGCATTGATATTTTTGCTGGTAAAACAGGCTACTGGTCTTTAATTACAAATTCAGCTCCTGTAGGTGGTGTTGTTATTAAGACATATAGAGCTATTTTAAATCAAACTGGAACATCAGCCCCTACAGCAACTGTCATTGAAAATACATTAGGAGGTACAGTTACATTAGCAAGAACAACTTCTGGTAAATACACATTGACTTTAAATGGAGCATTTACATTAGATAAGACATTTATTATGACTACATCAACCGGAGGAACTATAGCTTCTCCTTATACAGCAGTAGTATTTAGAAATTCTGCAAATGTAGTAGAAATAAATACAGGTACTGGAGGAAGTTTTGGAGATGATTATTTATTTAATCACCCAATCGAAATCTTGGTTTACCCATAACATAGTTTTGGTTTTTCATACGGTTTGGTTTGGTTAACAAGCTCCTCTTTTCAGAGGGGCTTTTTTATTACTAATTTTTCCTATATTTGTATCATAATAGAAAACAGCATGAACTACAAACCACTACGAGGTGAGATTGTCGTTGTTGTAGACAAAGAAGACAAATACTCCCACCAAATCGAAGGAACAGACATCAAACTATTTATCGATAAAGACTTTGGCTGGAACGAAAGAGAAAAGAATGCCGTTAACGCCACCGTCTATGCCGACAACCAAACAGGTCTAAAAGAGGGTACACGGATTGTATGTTGGCATAACTCCTTCGCAGACCACAATCTGGTAAATACGATTACAACATTAGAGGATTCTGTATACGGAGGGAATAAGAAAGTGTATATCTACACCGTAAGACCTAAGAACATATTCTTCTACTTTGATGATGATGGAAATCCTACCCCTATGCCGGGATATATCCTTGCAGAAAGAATATATAAAAAGGCTAAAACATCCGCACTCCTGCTTACCGACCTTAGCGATGAGAAGGAAAACAACAGGGTCGTTGTCACAAATATTGCAAATAATGTGACAGATTGTTCATTTAAAAAAGGCGATATTGTCATCATTGAGACAATGGCAGACTACGAGGTTGTATATGCAGATAAAGGCAGAGAGAGCCGTTTGATACGTGTAAAAGAAGAAGACATCATTGCCGTCGACCACGGATATGAATTGACAGAAAACCATAAAACAGGAGTTTAAAATGCCCGACATAACGAAGTGTAAATCAACAGAATGTGAGAGAAGACATACCTGTTATAGGTATGTATCAGACCCATACCATTTCATGCAATCGTATTTTGTAAACCCTCCAATGAATGAAGATGGCAGTTGTAATTATTATTGGGAAGTAAAACCTAAATCAAATGACAGACATACCGAAACTAAAGCAGAGGATTGAGGAACTCGAAAAAGAACTGCAAGCCTACAAAGCAGATGGTCTTCAAGGGCTGTATCATGCCCTAAACTACCAGCTCGTTAAACTGGCAGAAGAGCTTAACGGAGAGTACGTGTCTTTTAAGTCAAAGAACGATAAGACATTTGAAAGGGTATGGAAGGCTATGGTTGACAGCAAAGACGTAGCACAAAACCTACTATGGCTCAAAAAAGAACTTAAGGTAGGCAATGATAAGGAAGAGGATAAGCCAGGAGTATCTAAAAACCCACTTGAACACTTTATAAGAAAGTAATGGAACAGAAAACAGAACAAGAACAACCAAGAGGAAGAATACTCGTACGCACCGGAAAGCGGTACTCAAAAGCCGCTGTCGAAAGGATGATTAAAGAGTATAAGAAACGCAGCAGAGAAGATAATTCTAAAGCCAATAAGTACAAGAAGCTGTATGAAAAGACATGGGCAAGGTACATAAGAGTAAGAGAGAGCGTAAAGAAAACGAACAAGAAGGTTTGGTTTAAGATTGGAAGGGAGCGTGGCAACCACCGCGTTTCCGTCAAAGGATACAAAAAGAGGATAGAGAACCTGAAGATAAGACATAAGCAACAGCAGAAAGAGTTTAGGTCTACACTTAGAAAGAAGATATATAAAGAGCTGAAAGCTAAGTTTAAGTTCTACGACCCCAACCAAAGCATCAATACCAATTACATAAACGTGCTTGCATGGGCAAGGATATACGCCAAGCTGAGTATGGTAAAGAGAAAGACCAAGATGACCCCAAGAGACATTATCTCCATACTATTCTTATCACAGCATGAAAACGGAGCTACGTCTATCATGTTCAAAAGAGATACCCAACTACAGCACGCCAAGTTGAATGAGTTTACCAAAAGGCTTGTCAGCTATGGTATCGTAGGAAGAGAGAAGAACCCTGCCGGAACAAGGTATACATACTTCCTTACAGAAAGAGGTTGGACATTTGCTAATAGTATTCTTAACTTCGTAAAAAAAGAAAAGACAGTTGTCAAAAAAATCAGGCCTAAATATATACGGAATAACGTATCAGTTTCCAGAGCAGCCGCATCCGTCGCAGCTCCCGAACAGCAACAAGCCCCATAGTCTTCAGTATTTTGAATATACCGAAATACCGAGTTACTTTGAGGAGCTTGAATATGATGCTGACGGTAATCCTATATGGAGCGAAGAGCAGTGGGAGTTTATCATGCAAGAGCTGACAAGATGCAGGGATGGGTACTGGTTTATGAATAACGGTTATCCCACTTTTATTACAGGAAAATACTATTATTTCCTTAACTTTTTTACACTTGAGAATGGCGACCGGCCACAATACAGGGATTGTGACAGAAGGTATTATTTGTTCCTTGACCACTGCGAAAAGTCAAATAACGTACTTGGAGTAATAAGGGTTAAGTCACGTCGTGAGGGTGCTACCTCTCAGGCATCATCCAATCTAATCTATACAGCTACTACGACCGAGCAGGCTAAGTGCGGTATTGTTTCCAAGACGGGAGAGGATGCCAAGTCTGTATTTAAGGAGATGGTGGTATATGGTTTCCGTAACCTGGCACTATTTTTAAAGCCGGATATTTCAGCAGGGGATGACCCGGAAAAGATACTTCGCTTTATGAAGCAGGTATCCAGGGTTAAAAAGAAACAGCAGACGTCTATTAAAGAAAAGCCGGAAGGTCTTAACTCCCAGATAGATTTCAAAAATACAAAGCTGAACAGCTATGACTCTAAAAGAAATACAAGGCTGTTAATAGACGAGGGAGGTAAGTTCCCTCCTGACGTACCAGTACAGAGATACTGGTCCATCGTTAGAAAGACGCTGGAGAAAGGTAGTAGAAAGGTAGGGTTTGCCGAAATGCCATCCACCGTAAACAAACTAAAAGACGGAGGAGCAGGGTTTAAGGTGCTGTGGAACGAGTCTAATCAGTTCACCCATGCCACCACCCCATCAGGACTTTTCAGATACTTCAAGCCGGCATACGATGGGTACGAAGGATTTATTGACAAGTTCGGTATGAGCGTAATAGAAAAGCCTAGTAGAGAACAAGAGGCTTATCTTTTGGAAACTACCACGCTTACAAAGGAAGAAATAAAACTGGGCGCAAAAGAATACCTTAGAAGAAAAATAGACGCTATTGAAGATGACGAGATGAGGTTGGAGGAAAAGAGGATGATGCCATTTAGTGAAGAGGAAGCATTTGCTGCTGACGACTCTGAATCGTTTTTCAACGTAGGGTTAATCCGTGAGCAGATAGACTACTTGAAAGACAACCCAGCTCCACTTCGTAGGGTTACATTTGGATGGTCGGCAGAAAATAAGGTGGACTACCGGGATGACAATAATGGTAAGTGGTTGATACTTAAACAGCCCAAAGACCCTAATGCTATGCACTGGGGAGACAGCGGAAAGACACCAAGCAATAGCCACATGTACAAGATAGGGGTTGACCCGTTCGCATCAACCATTATCGTAGGGAAAGGTTCTAACGGAGTTATTGTGGTCTACGAACAGCAGGACCCAACCGACCCTGAGAATACCGGACTACCAGTTGCGCTGTATGTAGGAAGACCTAAAACAAAGAATCAGTTTCATACCGAAGTGCAGATGGCAGCTTTTTATTACGGATGCAAGGCTACATACGAAAATGCGAATGACGATTACTTTGAGTGGTTTATTGATAAGGGTTATAGGAATTATATTACCAAGACACCTAAGTCTGTTATAGACCCTAACAGAAAAGCAAAGACTGTACAGACGTGGGGCGTATCACCAAAAGACCCATTCTCGCTTAACAAGCAACTTGAACTTGCTCAGTTTTGGATTGACAACTACTCGCATAAGATGTTCTTTAAGGAGATACTGGAAGACATGATGGAGTACGACCATTTCAACAGAACAAAGTCGGATATTACCGTTGCTTTTATGATTGCGCTTGTTGCAGCAGCAGGAGACGTCAGGAATGTGTTGAAAGAAAAGAAGGAGTCAGCATCCTATATACAGACCTTTGACATAAGTAACGTAAGATAGTTTTTGTATTTTTGATAAAATTGTATTAAGTTGACTCCCACGTACAACCCGACATTGCAGTTTCACCTCAATATTGAAGGCGTAACAGATGCAGAGCTTGGCCAGAAGATGGCCAGATATATTCATTCCATTGTGAGTAATGAATACTTCGAGAGAAGGAATGTAGAGATTTCAAAGAATATAAAGCTGTCTTATGGTAAGCAAGATATGAGAGACTATATGCAGTTTCTTAATATCGACGGTAAGCAGTCTTATGTAAACCTTGACTGGACTCCACCAATGATTGCCCCTAAGTTTATGGAGGTATTGATAGGTGGGTTTATGAAAAGGGCTGAGAAACCTAAGTGTACCGCTGTTGACCCTGTTAGTGTAAAGCGTAAAAAGTACGATAGGGATATGGCTGAGTTTAGAATGCTTGAGCCGGAGCTTACCAAAATGGCTGATGAGGTGCTTGGTAAGATGAAACAACGAAACGATTTTGAACCACAAAGTTATGATGAACTGGACATCTTCTTCAACATTGACTACAGAACACCTGAAGAAATCCTCATGGAACGAGGTGTTTCAATGGTCATGCACACCAACTCTTGGAACGATATTAAACGAAACCTCCTCTGTAGTATCAGAGACGCAGGATACGGAGTTACCCACACAAGAGCAGACAGCGACGGGTCAATAATTGTAGAGTATATTAATCCAATAGATTATTTCAGCTCATATTCAGAAAAGAATGATTTGGGTGATTCTGCTATTATGGGGCATCGTAAGTCAATGAAAATATATGAGTTACGAAAGATGTACAATCTTTCCGAAGAGAAGGTATTTGAAATAGCTAAGACTTCAAAGGATTGTCAAAACCCATATACGTTTAAGTGGAAGAACGAGTACATTAATCCAGGCTCCAGACCTTACGATGAGTATGCTATTGAGGTGCTGTTCTTTGAAGCCAAGACAGTAAGACCGATGTACTGGGTAGAGAAGAATAAGGAGAACAGAAAGTACGTAGAAAAGAAGAAAGGGAGACCGGAGGGTGTTGGCGAAGATAAGCTGGTTATCGAAAAGCAGATGGAGGTAATCTATAAAGGTGCTTTCGTAACGAATGCAAATATGCTTTTGGAGTTTGCTCCTAATAACAGAATGATTAGGCCATCCAATCCAAAGGAGTTGTCAAAAGCTTACTTCAGCTACTCGGTATATATGCCTAACAATATAGGCATGAATAATACGCCTCTTGCTGAAAGGATTAGCTCTTCTGTGCGTATGATTACGCTTACACACATGAAGATACAGCAGCTTATCGCCAAGATGAGGCCTGCTGGTATTGCTGTGGATATATCAGGACTTAAAGAAGTAGACCTTGGGCAAGGCAATATTAAGCCTTTGGAGTTACAGAGAATATACGACCAGACAGGTAATATTTACTATAATAGTGTAGATGAGGATGGAGAGCGCAAGAATATACCGATGAATGAGTTACCTAATATGGGTAACGTATCTCAGCTTCAAGCAGCTATTACTGTATATAACTTCTACATAGGAAAGATTAGAGACGAGGTTGGTATCAACGAATACAGAGAAGGTTCAAGCGTTAATCCTAAGATGGGATTAGGCGTTTTACAATCTCAAATACGTGAATCTAACAATGCTACTGATTTTATCTATGACTCTTATTTGGAGATATGTGAGCAAACGATTACGAAAATAGGCATCCTTCTGCACGACTCTGTTGTGTATGGAGGTAAGGCTTATAGAGAGTATTTTAGCAATGCAGACCTTGCAGGTATGTACTTTGACTTTAAACTTGAAATGCTTCCTGATGACGTAGAAAAAGCATACGTAGAATCGCTGATTAATACTGCCATGCAGAATAATCTTATTGACTTTGACGATGCCTTTAAGATTCGCAGGATTGATAATGTGAAGTTGCAAGAGATGTTTCTTGTTCGTGCCAAAACAAAGAAAATGGAAGTAGAGATGCAAAAGGCGCAGCAGAACTCCGAGATGAACGCACAGGTGCAGGAAAGGTCAGCAATGGCTAAGGCTCAGGCAGATGCTCAGATAGAGCAGTTAAAAGCTCAGTCTAAAATGGCTATTGACAAGGAAATGTCAAAATCAAAAGAGGAAGAGAATACACAGACGTTTGTGCATGAGATATTAAAAATGTCTTTCCAAAATGGCAAGCCTCTTGAAGGATATGTAAAAGAGATAGTTGACAGCTACTTTGCTGGTAAAGCACAGCAGGCTCAGATGGAAGCTGAAGCAGCTGCACAACAGCAGCAGCAGGCTATGATGGAGCAATTAGCTGCACAAGGAATTGACCCTAACGAGGTAATGGAAGAGGGCAGAAATCAGCAGGAGATGATGGATAGAATTGTTGGAGAACAATAAGCATTACTAAAGCATGGAGACGCAACAATATATGGGTCGTAATCAGTTGGTAAAAAGACTAACGGCCCAGGTAGGAAGTAAGGCTCTTGCTATTAAGTTATTAATTAAAAGGGGCCATTTAATGTCTGATGGGAAGACGCTGACGAAGGAAGGAAGAAAGCGAAATGCAATGACAGCTGAGGAGAGAGCAAAGGATAGGGCAGCAAAAGAGCAAGACAGAAGTCCAAGTGATTTTGTGTACGACAGGAAGACAAATAAAGCTTATTTAAAAAAATAATAATATGCCATTAATTAAGAAGAAAAATAATGGTAGCAGAATGGCTTCAATAAGCCAAGACAATAGAACATTGGCAGAAAAAGCTAAGGCTAAAGCATTATTTGAAGCTAGAAAGAAAAAAGAAGAAGGCGAAGGAGCAGATTTTGATACTCCACAATACTTGCAAGAACAATCAAGTAAAAGAAAAGAAAGGTTAGCAAGGTCTATTGGTGTTGGTGTTGCTGGCGGATTATTAAGCGCTGCCCCTATGGCTGCAATAGCCACTCCAATAATTCCGTCACTTATGTCAGCAATGGCTGGAGTTGCAGAAAAGATAATCCCAAAAGAAAAGCAAAAAGGGGAATTATATGAAGCTATGACTAATCCTAAAATAAAAAAGTCAAAGTTTGTAAAAAAATCTAAGTAATATGCCATTTATAAAAAAAGATTCACGATTAGAAAGAGCAGGAGTAAGTGGTTATAATAAGCCTAAGCGTACCCCTAGCCATCCAAAGAAATCGCATATTGTAGTTGCCAAAGAAGGCAGTCAGGTAAAGACAATACGATTCGGGGAGCAAGGTGCAGAAACTGCTGGTAAACCTAAGGCTGGAGAGTCTGAGCGCATGAAGAAGAAGAGAGCTTCGTTTAAAGCAAGACACGCACGTAATATAAATAAAGGAAAGATGAGTGCAGCATATTGGGCAAATAGAGTAAAATGGTAATATGAGTACAGCCACAAAAACTAACCCTGGATTATGGAAGAGGGTGGTATCAAGCGTTAAGGCAGGAAGTAAAGGTGGAGATGCAGGGGAGTGGTCTGCAAGAAAGGCTCAGTTAGCTGTTAAGAAATACAAGGATGCAGGTGGTGGTTACAAAGGTGCTAAGTCATCTTCTAACAGCTTATCTAAATGGAGTAAGCAGGAGTGGACTACATCATCAGGAAAGCCATCAGAAGGTAAGCGTAGGTATTTACCTAAAGCTGCTTGGGCTGCATTGTCATCATCAGAAAAAGCATCTACCAATAAAGCAAAAGCTGAAGGTGCTAAAAAGGGGGAGCAATTTGTAAGTCAACCAAAATCTGTTGCAAAAAAGACAGCAAGATTCAGAAAATAACTATCTTCGTAATCAATTAAAATCAAATAAAATGAAAGCAAAAAAGAACGAAGCATTTAAAGCAATGCAAGAGAAAATGGCAAAAAAGCAAGGTAAAGCCTCACCTGTATCCAAAAAAGCAAACACTGCTATGGCTAAGATGAAAGGTAAAGCCAAGTATTAATAACAATTAAAACAGAAAACAATGAGTAATCCTAACGCATCAATGTTCGAGGAACTAATCGAATCTGGTGAAATGCAGCAAGAGGGTGGGCAAAGTTCTAATCAAACGCAAGCACCTAATAATGCAGCAGAAGAAGCCATTTCCGGTAACAACAATGTTCCACAGGAAACAAATCAATCAACACAAATAGACTTTGAAGCTCTTTTAGCAGAGAGAACAGGAGGAAAATTTAAAAGTGTTGATGAAATACTACAATTAGCTGATAAACCTGTTGCTCAGGAAATTAATTTTGCTAATGAAACGAGTAAGAAGGTCTTTGAATATTTGAAGGAAGGAAAGGTAGATGAGTTTATGAGCGTCTATCAGCAACAGAAGCAACTTGAAAGTGTTGACAAGCTGGATTCTGACAATGTTTTAAAACTCAAATTAAAGTTTGAAAACCCTGACCTTACCGATGCTGAACTACAAGATGAGTTTGATAGCAGATATGGCGTAGAACAGCCGGATATAGATGAGGACTTGGATGACCCTGCTGATATTGAAAAGGCTAAGAAGAGATATGAAAGAGAGGTATCGGCAATGGAGCGTCTCAAAAAGAAAGATTTGAAAGAGGCTAAAAGCTTCTTACAAGAAAAGAAACAGGAAATAGTTCTTCCAGATATTCAAAGTAGCAAGACTCAGCAACAGGAGGCACAAGGCCAAGAAGTTGATGAGGTGGCAATTAAAGAGTACAGAGACAAGTACATAAGTTCAATCCCGAAAACCATTGATGAGATTGTAGGGTTTGAAAGTAAGTACAAGGACAGCGAGTTGGAGTTTAACACTACGTATGTTATTGACGCTAATGAAAAGCAAGCGTTAAAGGACAAGATGGAAAACTTCACATTGCAGGACTACTTTGTGCCACGCTATATTAACGACGAAGGAAACTTTGATACTGAATCAATAGCTCATGATTTGTATGTGCTTGAGAACTTCGATAAAATCGTAGAAGCACACGTAAGTCAAGCTGTTAATCAGGCGAAGGCCATGTTCGTTAAAGGTCTGAAAAATGCCAACTTCCAGGAATCGGTAAGTAGGTCTGTTCCAGACGAGCAAAAAGCTAAACAGGATGAAATGGTTAACTTTTTCTTTGGTAACACGTAATATTAACAATTAAAATCTCAACAAATGGCATACAATTCAGCCTCAGAGAAACCATCAGCGTTTGTAAATCCTGGTGCAGGCCTAACGAGAGGCATCGTTAGTGACCTTAGTATCTTAAAGCCTCAATACTACCCTAAATTCATCAGCAAGTATGGTGCTCAAAACTACACTATGCTGTTGGAAATGCTTGGGTTCAAAGGACAGGTGAAATCTCAAACTATCCGTCACTGGGAAGATTTGGGTAAATTACACCAAGCTGTTCAAGTACAAGCTAACGTAACTGGCGCAACCAATGGTTCTGCCGTTACTTTCACTTTGACTTCCGGTTCTCACTACGACGACGGAACTAAATCCCCTATCCGTGTAGGTGAAGTAGTTGAAATCGCTTCTACTGGTATCCAAGGTAAAGTTATCAGCGTTGACAAGACTTCTGCTGGTGCTCACACTGCAACTGTACGCCCTCTTAGCTCTACTCAACAATTTGAGTCTGCTGCTGTAGATGGTCGTTTGGATGCTAACGAGTGGATTCTCTTCCGTGGACAAGCTGCGGTAGGTGAAGCTTCTTCTAAAGGAGATGCTTTGATTCCTCGCGTTGAAGAAGTTCTGAACTACGTTTCTGAAATTCGTGAAGACTGGAGAGTTACTGACCGTGCTATGATTGAAGAAATCTGGTTTGGTGAGAACTACTCTTACAAAGGTCTGGAAGATGCTGTTAAGCGTTATATGAACAACAAAGAGTTTACTCTTATGTTCGGTAATCAAATTACCAACACCAACGCTTCTGCTACTTCTAAGAATACTATCGGTCTTTTGAATCAAATCGAAAGCCGTGGTACTGGCGTATCTTATACTGCTGGTTCTTTAGACAGAGCTAAATTACACGAAGTAACTCGTGCTCTTGACTTCAACGGAGGTTCTATGGAGAATCACCTTCTCGCTGACGTGTTCTTACGTCAAGAGTTGGATGACGAACTGTTTGACCTGTACGATGCCGGTGCTATCCTTTGGGGTACTGTAGGTGGTAGCAAAGAAGCTGCTGCTATGTATGGTTTCGGTTCTATCACTATGGATGGCTATACTTTCCACATTAAGAAGTATCTGCCTTTCTCTCCTGAAGCTGTATACGGTGCTACTCCTACTGACCATCAGTACAAAAACTACGGTATCGTAGTTCCGATGGCTCAAGGTCGTGACCCTCAAACTGGAGAGCGTTACAACTCTATCGAAGTTACCTACAACAATGTGAATGGTAAAGACCTGCACATTTGGGAAACTGGTGCTTTCGCTAAGAGTCCTACAAGCGATGTTGCTGAGCTGAACGTACACCACCTGTGCTATGCAGGTCTGCGCGTGTTCGCTGCAAACCGCTTCGTGCGCCTGAGTGCTTAATCTTAAATAAGCATAATAAAGCCCCTCGATTTTCGGGGGGTTTTTTATTTAATAGTGTTGATACAACGATAGAAGATGAATGAATTAATAAAGTATTTTTGAGCTCTTGGATTGACTCTGTTTTCTATTACTCCCCCATTGTTTTTACTTTGGGGGTTTTTTATTACATTTGCATGGTTTGTTTTTTTTGTGTAAAGTGAATAAATACCCCCTGACTATTCATATTCGGGGGCTTTTTATTATATTTGTACAAACATATTTTATGCCTCCAACAAAACAAGTCAATCAAGAGCCGCAACTACCGGTATTAAATGCGCTGTCCGATGCGCCAGTAGTTAAAGAAAAGGTCATCGAAAAGCCTAAAAAAGAGATTAAAGAGTTCGATGAAGACTCGGACAAAATCAAGCAAATGATTAACAAGACAGAATTTAAAATCAAGGCTCAGCAAAGAGAGCCTGAGATGTACGTTTTTAAGCTGTTGATTCCGGAAGGAGTTAAGCCTAAGACGTATGAGTCTGTAGTTAATGAGATGCCTGTATTTGACAGCGAGTCTCAGTCAGTAAGAACTATCCGTTTGGTACGTGGTGCAAGTTCTATATACATGGATGAGCAAGAAGGCTACACTCCGCAGTATTTGCAGAGAAACAAGCTTGACATCGTGTTTAACAATGGGTTCTTACGTGTTCCAAGAACTAACAAGACGCTGTTAAAGTTTCTTCTTACCAGCGATGACTACGACAAGAAAGAGGAGAGATTAAAAGGCAAGAAGCCTAAATATACCCTTGTTAACAGCGCAGATGTTGAGAACAAAGAGCTTATTAAGGAAGAGACTAAGCTTAGAGCTATCAATACAGCTATGAATGCTGAAGTAGAGGATATGCTTATCCATGCTGAGTTCTTAGGTATTCAAATGATTAATCAGTACGGAGAGCAGAAGTCTCTTGCTAAAGTGCGTGTAGACTACGCTAATAAGGCTGCTGAGAAGCCGGAATACTTTATGAGTACATCTGGTAGTCCTGCTGCTAAAGCTCAGTATTTCGTAAAGAAAGGTCTTGATGCCGGGGTGCTTGATGTAGCCTCTAAAAAGGGTTATTTGACATGGAAGGATTCTGACAAGGTTATCACTGAAATTCCTTTTGGTAAATCAGCGGTAGAAACTATTGCGAACTTTATCCTTTCTGCTACAGATGATGCCAATGATTTCTACAAACGCTTAAAAGAGGTTCTTTAAGTGTTGATATAAAATTAGCTTTTTTCATAGTTTAGGTTAACGGCTGCTGTTTTTACAGCGGCCTTTTTTTTATCTTTGGTGTATGGCTACTTCTAATACCGTATACGAGGATGTTCAATTCCTTTGTAACAAGTACCATCACGGGTATTTAGCCCCTGATGAGTTTGTAAATACGTTCAATACAGCCCAAAGAATATTCATTAATAGAATTTTAGGTCAGGTGCAGGAGTATACACCCGGCAGACCAGTGGCTCGCACAGGCGGTCACATGACGCAGGTGGTTGAAGAGAAGCTGGCTCCTTTTACCAAAAGGGTAATTTTAAAGTCGGTTAATGAGCTGTCAACTGTAAAGACGCAGTTCCCTGATTATTTAAAGCTGTTAAGTTTGAATACGGAGGATGGTAGGAGAGTAAGAAGGGTAAAGCACGAGCAGATACATAGTGCTATCAGCTCTGTTATAGACCCCCCTTCTGCTACCAATCCTTACTACTACGAATATGATGGTGGCTTCAGAATGATTACAGGAGCAGATGACGTGGACAGAATGATAATGACGTATGTAAGAAAGCCAGCAAATATTACATGGCCATTTACTATATCAGGTGGTGTTCCTACATTTAATCCTGCTGACCCTGCTCTGGTTAATCCGGAGTGGAGAGACCAGGAGATAAATGAACTAATCTTTATACAGCTTGGTTTGATAGGTATTAATCTTAAAGATGCTGATTTGGTTCGCGTTTCTCAAACAGCAAAAATGCAAGGTGAATGACAAGAGCACAATTAGTTGAACTTATACAAAGAGACATCAATAACGGGCTTCCGTTTGATGATGCCCAGATTACGGATAACGAGATTTCGCTTTGGCTTGGTCAGGCGATAGCTACCGTAATGGAGGAGAGATATAAGACCTCTTCCGAAATGGAAAGCATTACGTACATGAACGACATGTACTATGCTACGTTTAAGAATCGTGTTGTATCTAAGGATACTGATACCGGGTACTATTATCTGTCTCTGCCACAAGTTCCACTTGGTCTTCCAAGAGGTATTGCTATTGCAGGGGTATATTTTAAGAGTGGTGAAGGTCAGCTGACGGATACTGTTATACAGATAGCTCCACAAGAGATAGATGTTATGAGAGTTCTTCCGATGCCTAAGAACAAGATATTTGGGTGGACTGAGGGTTCTTGCTTTTACATGATGAGCTACAAGAATTTAAAAGACTTAAAAGCCATTGTCAGGATGGTGACTTCGGAGGCCACTCCTGATGATGTAGATATTCCTGATAACATTGGTCTTGCTGCAACTGACTTAGTAATAAGAAGGTTGAAGTCAAGAATGGGTATTCAGGACATTAGTAACGACGGCAACGACATTAAGTAATGGATACAATGAAAACAGCGAGATGGGTGCATCTCGACGAAGTAGTTAAGGAGTATATCTCCCAAGCTGAGCTGAACATGGCACACTATAGAAGGCTATGGAATATTGCATTCAGAGGCTTGGAGGATATGCTGTTTAATATTTATCAGATGCCTAAAACGCAGAAGTTAACCGTGCTGTCAAACAAGACGGTAAAGCTTCCATCTGACTATGTTTCTTATGTAAAGGTTGGTGTTCTTAACAGCGAAGGAGAGATTGCTACATTAAGCAAGAACCCTAACCTTACCAGTTATCAGGTAGACTTCCAGACAAGGGTAGATAATAATACTGATGCTCCTGTTGACCCTACTAACATTAGAGACTTTGTGTATCTGAACTATGATAACAACGGAGCTTTATTTAACCTATACGGACTTGGAGGGTTTCTGATGAGTGCCGGGCAGTTCGGTATTGACGAGGAGAAGGGGATTATCTTTTTGGATAACAACTTCCCTTATGAGTATGTGATTTTAGAGTATCTGTCATCTCCAAGAGATGATGAAGAGTATAAAGTCCCTATTCTTATTAAGGAGGCATTGATTGCCTGGATTGCCTGGAAGGACCACGAGTATAAGCCAATGGGCAGAAGATTCCAGGAGATGAGCAAGGAGCAACGCAGGATTAACTACGTTAGAGAGAAAAAGAAAGCTAAGTTCAGAATCAATCCTGTAAGGATTTGGGAGATTAACGATATTATTAGAGCAGGCGAAGTATTAGCCGTTAAAGGATAATTATGGTAGATGTAAGAGGTTACAATGGTGGGTTGAATCAGGATGCAAGCAAAGAGTTGTTGCCATCAGGCGATTATATCTATGCTATGAATGTTGAGAATGGCCCTGATGGGATTACCAATATGCTTGGCAATACGCTTTTGCAAGGTGCTCCCCCTCCTGCCAATGGCTCTGAATGGGTATGTGGTGCTCACTTTGACAGAACAAGGCAAAAGATAATCTACTTTACTTTTAATGCTGTACAGAATCACCGGATTATATCAGTGGATGTACAGACAAACGTACATACCGTACTCTTTGAGGATAGAGTAGATACTGGCGGTTCAACTGTACTTAATTGGGGGACAGACTCTCAATACAATCCTAATAAGATAATTAAGGATATTAAGATTATTTACAGGGATAATGGAGGTGATTTGGTATACTTTATTGACCCATTGAAAAGGCCTTTAAAGTTCAACACTACTAATCTTCCGATTTTATCCGCTGCGAACAATGTTCAGTTTGACTATTTTAAGGTAATAAAAGCGCCTCCTACAAGTCAGCCATCTTGCCAATATTTTAATGCACCAGGGAGAAATGTAAATAATCTCAGAAAGAAGTTATTTGAGTTCAGATATAGATTTGTATACGACGACGAAGAGAAAAGTGTATGGAGCGCAGTAAGCAAGCCTCCTATACCACCTATAGCAATAGATGACGCTTATTACGCTGATGGGACAAAATCAAACGGAATATATATTGCTATTAATTCAGGGGAGGCTAATGTAAAGAAAATTGAAATAGCCGGAAGGGTAAATATAGAATCTGTATGGAGTGATTATTTTTTGGTAGAAACAATTACTAAGTCAATTACCAGTATTTCAAATAACGTATCTTATACGTATGAGTTTTTTAATGATGGCTCATACTTGGTTGTAGATATAGAAGAGTCTAATCTTTTATATGATTATGTACCTGACGAGGCAAATGCTTTGGAGTTAGCTAATGGTAATACGTTAGTTTTTGCAGGAATAAAAGAAGGCTTAGAACGATTGACAAATTTTAATGTAACAACATCTCTTACGCAAAGGTTAATATCCTCTGTAACAGGGAATGTTTCTTTTACCACTACCCCTAGCACACCAAGACCAACAGATAATGAAGACGAATACTATTCACTATCTTACACTCTTGATTTAACAGGCAATGTTGCAACCGGAGATACTTTTTCATTAGAGTTTAATATAATCAACAGAAATACAGGTATACCTGTTGCAGAGCCAATATTTAATTATACTGTAACTGCTGGACAAAACTTATTAAATGTAGGAAATTCAATAGTATCAGGTATTAACGCATCTTCTGCGCAGGTTGGAGCTATATTAGTCAGCTCATCAAATCTTAGCGTAACTATAAGATTTAATACAATTGGAGGAACGATTGGTTTTGCTTCTTATCCAGGAGACCCAACTCTTGGTTTGGATGTAATATATACAAGCACAACACCAACAACTTCTACTGGTAACGATACAATATCTTGCTTAAAATGGCTTGGAAGATACAAGTATGGAATAGCATATTACAGCAAAGATGGTAAAACAAATGGCGTATTTATAGGAGATAATAAGAATCTTACTATCGACATACCTAAATACAGCCAAGATTCATTTCAAGTTCCATTTATTACAAGCATTGATTTTTCCATAAATCATGCACCTCCTTCATGGGCGAGTTATTACCATTTAGCTAGGACAAAAGAGTTAACGTCTTCATTCTCTAAATTTTTTATTACAAAGCCAAGCAACGACTTAAGTGAAATATCAAATTCTGCTCCATACATATATATTAATATTCAGAATATATTCTTGCATGGCCAGCAGTTTCCTACGTCTGCTACAATAATAAATTATGGACCAACATCTTTTGTAAAGGGCGACAGGATACGTTTTATTAAAAATCAGACAACAAATAGTGTACTTGCATCTCATGATGATTATGAAATACTTGGAGTTGTAACAAAGGGTTCTGATACGTATATTAAAATAGTTTATGTGGCTGCTAGCATGTCTTATTTATCCAACGCAAGCCATAGTTTTTTAATTGAGATATTAAGGCCTGCTCCTGTTATTTCTCAAGAGACAGAAAATGTATACTACGAAATAGGGGAAAGCTATCAAATAGGGTTTGATACAAATGGCAATAAGGTGCATTTAGGTGCTATACAAAGTCAAATTATTGGGGCCGGAGTTAGACCTGCAATTATAAGAAGTATAGACGGCGATTATTACGCAAGAAGAAGAAAGCTCGTAACTAATGCGGCAACTGACATTACTCAATATGTTTGTATTGACTCTCATTTTAGCGACACTTGGGAAAGTGCTGTTTGGGGGCAGGGCAGGACATTGGTTATAGATGAATCTGCTAAGACGCAGTATTTCCCGGCAATGCTTCGCTTCTCTCAGTCCTACATTTACGGAACTAACATAAACAACCTTAACAGATTTTATCCTGAAAACTTTGAGGAGGCAGATGCTAGCTTCGGAGATATATTAAGGTTAAAGACAAGGGAGAACTTTATACGTATGTTCCAGCGGTTCAAGACAGCGATGATACCTATTTATAGAAGCATCATTGTTGATAACGCTACATCTACGCAGGTATCCTTGTCGGAGAAGCTGTTAAATAAACCAAACTACTACTCCGGTGAGTATGGTATAGATAAATACGGAAGCAGCCTTGTGTCTACTGATTATGGTGACTACTTTATTGATACTCTTAATAAGGCAATTGTTAGGGTAAGTCTTGATGGAATAACCAACATCAGCGACACCTTTAATATGTCTTCATGGGTAAATGACAACATAAATATCAATAGCTACGGATACGGGTGCTTTAACTACGAGAACAGGAATGTTATTATGCTGATAGGAAGTATCGACCAGGATACAAATGCTATTACTAACAATATAATCGCATATAGCGAGCCTGCTAAAAAGTTCCATAGCTTTTATGGATTTACTAAAGCACAAGCCATATTGTTTATTAATGGCTTTATTTACAGCTTGTATGTTGACACAACGGCTCAGGTAAACCAGGGATGGCACGTATATAAGCACGATAACCTGACAAGGAATAACTTCTTCGGTGAGCAACAGAGCTCTTCTGTTCATACTGTATTTAATGGTAATGTGCAGGTCAAAAAGACTTATACAGCTATTGAAGAATTGGCAAATGGGTTGTGGACAGGGTTTGTATCTACTGGTCCGTTAACTAATCAGTTAACAAATTTGACCAGCGCAGACTTTGAAAAGACCGTTGGAGTGTTTACTATTAACAGTAAGGAGAACAAGTTTAATGCTACGATAAAGAGGGATACTAATAGTAGCGGAGGTAAATACTTGGGCATATCAATGAAAGGATTATATGCACAGGTAGAATTAACTAATTCATTGACAACGGAGCAGAGATTAATTTCTGTATCTTTGAAATATATTCCATCACCTTTAACAAATACATGATATGGCACTAGGCGCATTAGCTATAGGAGGAATTTTAGGAGGAGTAAAAGCTCTTTCCGGTATAGGACAAATGTTATTTGCTCCTAAACCAAAACCAGAGCCTAAATATGAAATACCACAAGAGGTGTTTCAAGCTACTCAACAAGCTCAGGAGATGGCTCAGACGGGTATGCCAGAGGCTTCTCGTGTGCAGGCTTCTCAGGCTGCATTACAGTCTGCTGTATTATTAGGAAGAGGTGCGCAAGACAGACGTGCTGGTCTTGCTATGGCAGGTAATATTCAAGCAGGACTTGATAGAACTAATTTAGCTATTGCAGCTCAAGACGCTTCAATGAGACAGCAGAATCAACGTTTTGCACAGCAGGCATTAATGACGCAGGCTCAATATAAAGACAAGGCGTTTGCTAATCAATGGCAGTCTTGGATGAATAAAGAGCAACAGAGAAGAGCATTAATAGGTGCTGGAATGCAGAATATAATGGGAGGTATTGATTTATTCGGCTCTATGTATGCCATGAGAGGCGCAGGTGGAACAACTACTCCTACAACCACTACTACAACAACAGGAACTACCGCTTCTGTTTCACGCCCCTCTTCTTTTGGGAATATGTTTAAATTTAAGCCAGCTTCCTCTACGCTAATGGGCATTCCTAGTTCAATTCAATATAATACATCTATACCAAGTCTAATACAAGTCTAATACGATAAAATAAAACAAACTAATTAGTATGGCAGAAGTAAGACAGATACCATCCGCAGTAGGCGCATTTGAAGCTCAGGTCTTTGATATGGGCAAGACTTACAGGACAATAATGACGCAGGCTGCTGCGCAGAGAAAAGCCCAATCAGACCAAAAGAAAGAGTTGGATAAAATGATGGTTAATGCCTATGCCGCTAAAGGCAAGGGCAGACTACAGGATATGCCAGAGCTTGAGAAGCAATATAATGAGCTACAAAACTATTACATAAATAATGGCTCTGCTATAATGGCTGGAGGTAAAGAGTTTTTAGAATTTCAGAAAAAGCGTTCCGAGTTCATATTTGAGGCAGATGCGGCTAATTTAAGAAAGGAAAGGGATAAGCAGTTATCTCCTTTCTTTAAGCTTAAAATAGACAAAGAGGGTTTGTCTCAAGAGTCTGAAAATTTAATGAGAATATTTAATTTACCTTATAATCATCCAGAAAGAAAGAATTTTACTTATAAAGGCTCTGATGGATTAGACCACGGCATTGACGAGCTTAATGTTACAGACATTGATAAGTACACTAAGTTTAATGAGATAGACTTAATGAAGGACATTGAGACTACAGTTAAGGCTAAAAAGGTAACTGACCTTAAAGTAGAGCCAAGTGGGAAATGGGGTGTTGGTGGCGGTTTCCCTATACTTGTTACTGGGACAACAGAATTAAAAGACCCAATTGAAATAGCTCAAGCTGTTACAGGAACATTATCTAGCAAACCAGATGCTGTCAGGTATTATAAAGAAATGTTTAACAAAGAAACTTCTTCGTCATTACAGAACGCATCATACGATATGGACATGCTTAACTCTATTTACAGGGGAGCAGGTTTTAGTCAATTTGTTAATTTTGATAATGATGGAAATGCTGGGATTACAAATGAGGTTGAGTATGCTATTTATAGGAATTTAAAGTCTAATCTTCCTCAAGATTTGGGAGATAAAATATCTACTCAATTAGCTAATTTACAGATTAGCGCAAGAGGACTTGGTTTAAGGTTTAGGAAGTTTGAGCAAGAACTTCAAGACCAACCTATTGATGCTAAAATGATAAGTGATATTGAAAGCGGTAGATTTAATCCTAGAACATGGTCTGATGTGTCTAATAATATGGGTGGCGCAGTAGACCCTTCACTTACTGATATACTTCCTTGGGCAGGTCAAATCAGGTCTAATAAAACAGCTACTGTTTTAGTTAGAAAACCACTAAGAAAAGCTGTTGTTGGACAAGGAGAATCAGAGTTCATAACAGACCCTGATGAAGCTTCAAGATATGGTATAACAGAAAGAGGGCGAAATCAAAATGTATTCAAGGATGAAAAATCAGGCGTTTATTATTTGCAAGAAAAGAAAGAGTATGATTTTAATCCTAGTACAAACCAAACTTGGAAAGCAGATGCAGCAAGGTATTGGCAAGATATGAAGCAGGCTCAATTTAATCAAGACAACAAGGTGTTTATTGACAGATACCTTAAGCAAAGAACTACAGAAACTACTGTTGAGGGAGCGATGAGAAGATAAAATATACAACTATGGCAATGATAAAGAAAAGTAACATGAAGACTGGTGGGGACAATGAAAACCCTACCAGCAATGTCAATCCAGCTGTTATGCAGCAATGGAACGGATATGTTGATTGGTTGGAGTCTAAGGGCATGAAAGGCAGTCCTGAGCTTGATAAAGGCGATACAGGGTTTAAGATGATGGAGCAGTACAGAAAAGAGAACCCGTCATTTAAGCTAACAAAAGACGATATAGGGTCAATACAGCAAAAGCTACAGGAGTATCGTGATTTTTCTATTGGTAATATAAAAGAGAATAAGACAAAGATAAGCTATGCCGGAAGGGAGATGTTTTATAAGGACTTGACACCAGAACAACAGAAGGATGTAGATGAGAACTATATGGGGAAGATTAAGAAGACTAGCATTGATAAATTCCCTGGCCAGTTCACTACAAGCACTAAGTTCTCTTCTGAGTTTATGTCTAAGTTAAATAGTCGTGAAGTAGCAGGAAGGGTAGGTTTTAATCCAATTGTACAACAGCCAGCACCTGCTGCAACTAACCCAAGATTTAGTCTTAGAAAATAATTTAAAATAAATTTGGTAGAATAAACAATACTGTTTAGTTTTGCTGTTAGAAAATCCGATTAGGTATAAGCGGTACGTAATCGGGTTAATCTTTAAGGAGGAAACCCTTTTAAATTAACCCTTACAGCCGCTTACTGTAGGGGTTTTTTTATTGCGGTTTTTTCGGGAATAATACAACGGTTGGGTCGCAATAATATCGCCATACAACGGGAGACTATCGAAGTGGCATGACGAGTGTTAAGGAAGAGCGTCAATGATAGTACGGAGCAGAAAATCCG